CTTCATTTGTATTTATCAGAGATAGCTAAAGAAACAGGTGCGCAATTAGAGCAAATTAAAGACGCTCTAAAGAAGAAATTCCTTTCTGTGCCACTTACTACCAAAGATGGAGAGATAGTCGCTGACAAGTCCTCTGGTGAAGTCTTAGAGCGCGTAAGAGGAACATCAGAACTAACAGTAGTAGAGTTTATGGAGTTCACAGAGAATGTACGTATTTGGGCAATGGAATTTTTAGGAATTTATTTAGCTTTGCCGGAAGAGCAGGTCGAATTAAATTTTAGAAATCATAACTAATATTATTTATATATTTGCGTGTCTATTGAGGGTTTCTCATTCCCTTGTTAGTGTGTTTTCATAGAGTGGCTTGGTAGTGCGAGCTTCTCAATTAACCCAGAGTTTTTTTCCAATTTCTCTGGGTTTTTTATTTTCAAATAAATTTGACATTGTGTAAAATTGTATTTACCTTTGATTTATGGAAACAACAGGAGAAAAACAATTAACTGCTTATAGTATATCAAATTTGATTACTATATCAGATTATGCCAAACTTCGTGGCGTAACAAGACAAACAATTTATAATTGGATTGCAGAAAAAAATATTAAGACAGTTGATTTATTAGGCAAACAGTACATTGATAAGTCTACTGCAAGTAAGTAAGTCTTTTTTTGGCAATAAACATTTTACACTTTTTAAAAACAACTAAAAATGGCAAGACCCGAAAGTAATACGGTTTCATATTTTCCTCATAAGATTGGTGATGGTAAAAAAATATTTTCTATTGAAACAAAGTATGGCAACGATGGATATGCTACTTGGTTTAAGATATTAGAAAAATTAGCTACTACTGAAAATCATTACTTAGACTTAAACGATGAAGTTGAGATTATATATTTATCAGCTAAATGCAAGGTTTCTGAACAAGTATTATTCTCTATAATTAATGACCTTACAAGGCTCGGTTGCTTTGATAAAATACTATGGGAAAAGAGATATTTATGGAGTCAAGTTTTTATAGATAGCATACAAGATGCGTATAGTAGGAGAAATAATAAATGTATGACTTATGAAGGTTTATGTAAACATTTATTAGGTTTATGTAGTACAGAAACTGAGTTAGTGTCTGAAATTCTTGACAGTAATACACAAAGTAAAGTAAATGAAAGTAAAGTAAAGAAAAGAGAGGTGGGGTTTACACCCCCAAGCCTTGATGAGGTGTGTAAATATTTTATGGAAAAAGGGTTTACGGAGCAGTCGGCACAAAAGGCATTTAGTTACTACGATATTTCAAATTGGAAAGACTCAAAAGGTAACGCTGTTAAAAATTGGAAACAGAAAATGATTAGTGTTTGGTTTAAGGATGAAAATAAGATTCAAGCTTATTCAAATCCATACGCAAGGGGGGCTGCAAATTGATAGTAAAATATAAAAACATAGAAAAATCTCTTAATTACATGAGAGAGAATGGAACACCAAGAGGTGAAGATACAGGATTTAAATGCTTAGATGATTTATATTCAATAAAGCAAGGAACTTATACATTTATACTTGCGCCTCCGCATCATGGCAAATCCGAGTTTGCTTTTGAGTTAGCATTTAACCAAGCACAGAAATATGGAAAGAAAAGTTTAATTTATTCACCAGAAACAGGAAGCGTAGAAGATATTTATGCTGAATTTATTCATAAATACACAGGCAAGCCATTTTATAAATCTACACAAGGTCATATTGAAGAAAAGGAATACTATCAAGCAATAAATTATATTGATGAAGTATTTTCCATTGTTGATAGCGATGAAAAGTCATACGGATTCAATGATATTTTATCTTTAGTTACTGATGAAAAAATAATACTAACAGACCCATATAATGAATTAAAGCACGATATGTCTACTTATGGGTCAAGGCAAGATTTATATATTGAAGATTTTTGTGGTGATTTACGTAGGTATTGTAAAAAAAATAAAAAGCATTGGATGCTAACACTTCATCCTGCACATCAAGCATTGGTATCGGATGGAGGATTAAGGTATTATCCTATGCCATTAGCAAGAGAAGCGGCAGGAGGTCAAGCCTTATTACGAAAGGCAATGACTTGGATTAATATGTGGAGGCCACCGATAGGTTTAAAAGACGAAAATGGTCAGCCATATCGCGATAATATTGTTTTAATAAATATTGAAAAAGCTAAACCAAAGGGTGTTGCAACAAGAGGTCAGACACAATTATTCTTTGATTGGAAGAAAAACAGATTTTACGAAGAAGGGGATTCTAAAGACTTGTACGCATTTGAACACGAAAAGCAAACAAAAGGAACAGAATTTAGAGAACCATTAGCCTCACCAAGAATAACAGACGATGAAACCCCTTTTTAATTATGAATAATCAATATTACAAAGATTTAGCAGAGATGTATGCTTACAATAAAGAAAGCGAATTAAAGCCACATAAGCAATTATTATTAGCTAAAGGTGTACTTTATAAGATGGAGGATGAAATGCTCTCATATCGCTTAAAAAGTGGCAACAAAGACAAGATTAAGGATGTTCAAGACAGGTTAAATATTTTATTTGATTTTGTAGAGCAGATTTCATCGGTTTTATCCGAAAATACACAACTTAGAATCTTACTCAAGGATAGCATGGCTCAGAGGTCTAACTTAGAAGATTTATTAATCTCTATGGAAAAACAAAATAAATTTGCAGAAGAATAAACTAAATTATAAGAAATGGGAATAAATGTATTAAGCTTATTTGATGGCATGAGTTGTGGTCAACAAGCATTAGAACGTGCAGAAATAGAAGTAGATAATTACTTTGCTTCTGAGATTGACAAATATGCTATTCAAGTTACAATGGCTAATTATCCAGATACTAAGCAATTAGGAAGCGTTGTAAATGTGAATGGCTTTGATTTGCCAAAGATTGATTTATTGATAGGTGGGAGTCCTTGTCAAAGTTTTTCATTTGCTGGAAAACGTAAAGGAATGAGTACGAAATGCGAAACTGAGATATTGACTTTAGACCATTATCTGGAATTAAAAGCAGATGGCTATGAGTTTGAGGGGCAGTCGTATCTGTTCTGGGAGTTTATGAGGTTACTAAACGAATGTAAACCTAAATACTTTTTATTGGAAAATGTAGAGATGGGCGAGAAATGGGAAAAAGTTTTGAGCAAAGCAATAGGAGTAAATGGCATTCACATAAACTCAGCTTTAGTATCTGCCCAGAATAGGAAGCGGATTTACTGGACTAACATTGGTTTGGAACCTGGCGGATTGTTTGGCGATTTAGTTTCTATTATACAGAAGCCAAAGGATAAAGGTATTTTGTTAAAGGATGTTTTAGAGAGCGAGGTTGATGAAAAGTATTTTTTAAGTGAAAAGATGTTAGCTTATTTAAATAGAAATACAGAATTGCAAAAACATAATGGCAATGGATTTAGATATAAACCAACTGATGGCAATCAAAAAGGAAAAACGATTACATCAAAAGAAGGCAGCAGAATGGATGATAATTTTATTAAAATAGACAGGCAGGGCAATGTTAAAAACAATCAAGACAAAGCATATTCATTAAGCGTTGGAGGTCATGGACATGGCAATCATTCAGATATGGATTTAATAGTACACAACACAATGCCAAGAAGTAGCACTACTGGCAAAGAAGGGACAGGACATTTAAGCAGAACAGATGGTAAAACTTACTGCTTAGATACTGGAAATACTAATGCAGTTGAGATAGTGGCAATGCGTGGAAGAGGCGAAAAAGGTAATATTGAGCAAAAATTAGAATTTAATGGTATTCAAAAAAGTAATTCACTTACTACAGTTCTTAAAGATAATTTAGTAATAGGTGGCGATTATAGATATGATGAAGGATTTAGGTGGAGAGACAATAATAAATCTGGAACTTTACCCGCAAGAGGCAGAAGCGAAGGCAATGATTTTTCTGGTCAAGCATTAGCTAAAATCAATAATAGAATCCGCCGTTTAACACCTTTAGAATGTGAACGCCTACAAACAGTAAAAGATAATTACACAAACCATGTAAGCGATAGCCAGAGATATAAGATGCTGGGCAATGGATGGACTGTTTCTGTGGTTTCCCATATTTTTTCTTATTTGCCTAAAGAATATTTTGTAAATACTTAATAATTTATTACATTTGCGTAATAATATAATAAAGCATATAATGAAGCAATGTAGTATTTGTAAAGAGAAAAAAGAATTAAATGAGTTCCCATTTCAAAATAAAAAGCTAAATAAAATAATGGCAGCTTGTAAAGTGTGTAAGTCAGTTATTCAAAAAGAGAATAGAAAGAAACTTGGTGAAGTACAAAAAGAAAAAGATAGAATTTTGTACCAAAAAAATAAAGAACATAGGGTTAATTATGCAAGAGAATATAGGGTAAAATACCCTGAAAGAACAAGAGCAACTAATCTAAAGCAAAAGTATGGTATAACGCAAAATAACTATGATAAAACGCTTAGTATTCAAAACAATAAATGTGCTATTTGCGAAAGAGATATGAATGAGTACGGTAAGATATTTTGTGTTGACCATAATCATACTACTGGAAAGGTTAGGGGATTGCTTTGTGACCCTTGTAATTATGGACTTGGGTTTTATGAAAAGCACAAGGATAAATATATTGAGTATTTAAAAAAACACGAATAAATAACAATTGATGTAATTGCACATATATTTAAATATTTATAACAATATCACAAAATAATATGATTGATGACAAAACATTAATATTTTGCTGGAACATACTTGACAAAATAGAAGTAGGCCAAAAGATATTAATTTCACAATACGCACCGAATAAACCGGATTTGTTTATTGATTGTGCTAAAAAATATGCAGATTGTTACGGTACTATTTTATTCTCAGACGATTACAAGCAGATTAAAAAAGTATTAAATTTTGTTGAGGTTAAAAATTTATTTGCATAATTACAAAACATTAGTGTAATTTTATACTTAAAATGAGCGCAAATATTTTTTAATGGCAACAGTAAAACAGCAAGCTAAATTAATTATTGAACATCCATTCTTTAAACAATCATTAGAAAATGCGCAAAATGGCGATTTTAGTGGTTTTGAAAGAATATTGATGGAGTCAATGTTACATACGTGGGAGCGTTGTTCTTTAGATGCTTCAAGAATATACGGACAGTTTAGAAGAGCAAACAGTTGCGATATAAAAAAGGAGATAAGAGATATGCCACCTCCAACAACATTAGATTTAAGACTACCCTTTGTTAAAAGAGAGATACAAGTAACTAAAGTAAAAATAAAGATAACAATTCACGAAATTAATAACCAATTATTAATATTTTAATCAAACCGTATGGTGTCCTAAGAGATTTAGGGACTCGGGTTCATAACTACCCTGTGTGAA